TGATTATTTCCAATTTCTAGTTTCATTTATTTTATTTTTTGGGTCTACCTCTTCTTGCTGCTTTTTTATTTGCTGCAGGTGTTACATATCTAAACTCCATACAAAACTTGTAATAAGATAATAAATCATCATTCCAATCACAAATTTCATTTATAAATTCGGTACGAGTCATTTTGAAGGTAGAAACAAATGCATCATATAATGCCTCTAAACGTTCATTATCCTCTCTATTAAAATCGTCCATCAAACGTTTGTAACGAGTCAAATCCATAGCTAATATATCTAACTGGTCTGAGTAGTTATGTATGTTGAGATTAACTTTGTCCTTAGCATTATGTAAAGCTAATTGAGCTTGCATGTAGTATGATGATTCGCTGTAATCACCATTTACAATTCTTTCTTTGAGAGTAACGCGTTTACTCAACGGCTTAATTCCGTCTGTATGACTGCGCCACCACATGAAGCGATTGTAATTTAACGGCTTATATCGCGCTAAATTCTGCTCAACTACATCACGACTATGTCGTATATTTTCTTCTCTAATAAAACTAAAAGGCATCGCTTGGGTTTAATAGGGGTAAATTCGTATATGGTTTAATATACACATCATCTTCCTCAGAGGCAACTATTTTTGTGGATTTTTTTGGAATAAGGTTGGGGGCATTATTTCGTGCCCACCTTACGTAGCTGGGGTCGTTTAGTTCAACGTCAGCTAATGTATAACCTTTATATTTTCCAAACCTAAATACCATTATATTAATTCAATTGCTTCAATTAACATTTTGAATTTAGTTTCTTGTCCCATCATATCGTAGGTGTATAAACTAACATAGCGATTACTTATGTTATCAACACACATTGAGGTGTATGTCTTATTTACATTGTAAGTATTTTTGTGGGCATTTATTACCAGTTTACTGAATGAGTAGAATTCAGTATTAAATGTAAATTCTAACTTTCCATAATCACCTAAATTTTCCAATGCTTGATTTAATTCCTTGTAAGTCATAACTATTATTTTCTTATTAACACTTAAATATACGAAAGGGCTTTCGCCCCTCCAAATAAATTAATACATTTCGCTTACTAAATGTTGATTATCGTATTCAGCCATTGATAAAGCATATACATCATAACCTTCAGCTTCCGTAACACAAATTTCATCCTTACCATCAAAAATGACAGCACATTTGTCACCTGTCATCGCACATGTAAAAAATCTAACTAACTTTTTCATAACCTTTATTTTTTTATTGGCGTCTCGCCTTATTCAACACCATGAATATACGAAGCCCCTTTCGGGGCTCCAAATATTTTAATATGTGTTTTTAATTAAAGTGCGCCGCTGTAGTGGGCGTGAGTCCAATTAAACTTAGTTAAATCAGCACCCCCATTGAGTGTATCTATAACTACGTTTGTTAATGAATCTGCTTCTATGTTAACTAAACCTTCAAATTGAATATACCCTTCAGCACCATCTCTAAAATGAACTTCAGAACCGTCTACTGATATTAGTGTCCCCCGCTCCATAGAAAATGAGGCATTCCAATTTCCTTCACCACCATCTATCTCTAATGCGTGGTCAGAATCACTACCTTCAATAGAAACAAAATTGATAAATTCACCAAAAAATGCTTGGTCGATATCAAAAGCATCGTCACCCTGAGCCCATACTAAGGTATTAGTTAAAATAACATTTCCACCAAAACATTCAATACCATCGTCTAAATTACCTATAACTTCAATATTATCAATTGTAGTTCCGGCTCCAACACCACCTAAGGTTAGCCCGTTTAACTCATTACCATCACCTATCAACGCGCCTGCGTGTCTAATGGAGATATAACGTAATATACCGGAATTATCCGTGGAATCCTGCCCACCATACAGCCCATATGATTCGTTAACTGGTATACCCTCAATGTTTGCGGGGGATGAATTTGCTGATATAGGGGCATTACCTAAAATTACTAAACCACCCCATAAACCGGCATCGGTTTCATCTAAATCTGTTTCTTGACTTAGGACAGATGTAAATGTAATTGGGAGTAAGGATGTTCCTTCAGCTATTATTTTACCACCACGAGCAACTACTAATGCTGTAGCTAATGAACCCTGCCCGTCTCTAGCTAAAACTAAGGTTCCAGCATCTATTGTAAGTATAGCACCACTTTCAACTACTACTTTACCTATCATCTCGTATACGGAGTCCCCAAACCAGTGGGTGTCTTGAGTAATTTTCCCACTAACTATAACATTATTTGAAGTTGGGGTGGGGGTTGGGGTTTTACAAGAAGCCGCTATTAATAAAGATGCTACTAGAAATAATATTGTTTTTTTCATTACCTTTTAGTTATAAATTATTTGCGTATAGATACGAACCTAATATTAAAAATAACGTGGATACGTAATATGACATTTTTACATTGATATGACGTTACGATGACTTACAAATATTTATGGATATGAGACAAATTATTATTACATTAGTATTACTACTTGGGCTAAATTTAAGTGCCCAAGAGAAAAAGGCATACCAACTTGAAAATGGTATAATCAAAGTAGAACAATTCTATGCTACAGGAGGAATTCAACAAATTAGCTACTACCTTGAAGGTATGGGAGTTGGGACTTGGTTAAAATACGATAATAAGGGTAATTTAACATCTAAAGCCGAAGTCAAAAATGGGCGGCCTATTAAAGTTACTCATTATAGAGATGGTTATACTACCATTATTAACCGAAAAAATAATTCAGTTACAAAAGTAAAAAAATAGGTTTAGTAGGTAATTGTTAAATCGTTATATTTTCTCAATTTTTGAAGTTCTTGATTTTTTAGATTATTTCGTTTTTAAGTTTGTATCCTTTTGGGATATTGTCTCTATGAACTACCATAGTATGGGTACCATATATTCTATGAGGTCTTTCTACTAGGACTAACCCATCATCCTCTTTAACATTAGATTGAGGTTCCTCATCTAAATTTATCATTTTATCTAGTTTATTAAGTTTTCTTAATATATCTGAATGGGATGGGGAATTGAAGAGTTCTAGGGTTTTAACGAGTTCATTTTGTTTTTCTGAGATTATAGTTAATTCCTCTAAATTTGGAATTAGTGGTATTTCTATTTTAATTTCATCTACAACTTTTTCTTTTGTTTTTCCTTTTAATAATTCAAAAGAATAATTAGCAGCAATTACTAAGGCAATAGCTAAGGGGTCAAATACAAATATAATAGTTAATAATAGATAATTAATAATTTTATTCATTGGGATCCCGGTTAAACCCGAAAGATATTTAAGAGGGCCCAATTCTCCTGCTATATCGTTATTAATAGTAACTTCTACTATTTCAGTCTCGTATTCAAATAGTCTTTCATTTAAACCATCTACTTTGGAATTGATTTCGGTTTGACGTAAAATAGCTTGATCTAGTTGTTTTTCTAAGGCCCTACGAGTTGAACTAGATGTTGTAGTAATAATTTGTCCAGTTTCCCGGTCTTTATACTGAATTGTATTGTTGGATAAGCCAGACCTCAATTCAGCCACGGCCGTATTAATACTTGTTTTTTCATCGCTGTAAACCGCGAGTTGTTCCTTTACGTTATCTCGTTTAGTTTCAATTAATGAGATTTGAGAATCTATACTTCCTGCTTTAGCTGCTGTTTCTTGGTAAGCAGCTGATAGGAAACCATAAATACCCATTGAAGTGATTAATACCAGTACTACAGCTGCTACAGTTAAATAATATTTTAACAGTTTTGGGATAGTTTTTCTATATTGATAGAGTAAAGAAGCAATAACTAATTTTGCTACCTCTAATGAAGTAGTCATTATTATTACTGCTAAAGCTGCTCCCGCAAAGAGTTTACTAAGGCCGCTAACGGAGTAGAAAGCAGCAGAGATAGAAACCGATAAGGCAGATAAGGCAATTATAAAAGGAAATATCCTTTCTTGTATTTTTTTCCACATAGGGATTTATTTTCTAAAGCCCTTATGATTGTCTATGCGGTCTAAAATTTTATTTAATTCTTCTGTTTTTATAAATCCAGCCATAGATGCGTTCTTAAGGGCACTCATTAATTGTAGTATTACGAACGGTATAATAACTACTTCACTAAGCCAAGCTGTCCCTTTAAATCCTCTTTCTACCATTAAGATTACGGTTAAAAAGGCTATCCAAGTTACAGTACGTTTTAATACACGAACGGCTTTACGGGTTTGAAACCCTTCACGTTTTATACCTAAAACAATGCCAAAGAATCCATCAATGAATATTACTGCGATTAATGCTAAATATTGTTCGGCGTTGCCCATTGTAAGCTCTAAAAAATAAGAGCATAAAAAAGATACAGTCACTAGGGGTACGGTTAAAAAGGTTAATGTTGTTGATTTCATATTACTAAACATAAATAAATTAAGCCTCATAAGACTTTGTATAATAAACTTTTCCGGAGGAATTTCTTTTGGCCGTTAGGATTTGACCTCTTTGTTCTCCAGCACTGTTATATGAAACATGGACCCAATCAGGTCTTTTATTATTTCCAAATTCCCAAATTAATTGGTCAAATGGTAGGTTTTCTCTAATATAGTGAAATATTTCTTCATTTTCGGGACCACTTCTATGATCCATATCTATATCAATTGCTTCACCTTTTGAATGTTGAGAAGTTTTAGAACCACCAATCGCTTCGTTTAAAGCTTGACTTCTATATCCTGAAGATATAAAAATAGGGGTAGCAAAGTGTTCTCTAATAGGTTGGAAGATGTTTTCAGCTAGTAATTTAGCCGCTTCTAAGTGTTTAGCTTTAGGGGTATTATCAATACCTCTTCTTTTAGCAGTTTGAGAGTTAGTAAACTCGCCTAAAGTTAGATTTTTACTTAATTTCATTTTTTAGCAAATTTTTCTAAACCAGCAATACCGAAGCTACCTAAAGTAACAAATACGAAGGAGTTAAAAATTGTGTCGCTAATTATCAATTCTTTACCCATAATACCCGTAATAAGGTCGGTAGTGGCAAATATCACCATTACAGCGAATGACAAAAACCCAATAATGGTTTTTTCATTGTAGGTGTTATCATCTTTAAAAATGTCTTTGAAACCCATGATTCTGTTTTTAAGGTTATTTAACATACAACTTAGATTAGGTGAAACAATTTATATGGTTATACATATAAAAAAAAGAGGGACAAATGCCCCTCTAAAAACTTTTATAAAGTGTTTTTTTTATTTTTTAAAGAATTTTTTAACTAAATCCCAATTGCGTGTAGCGAATACACCAAAAGCAAAACCGGCATAAATTTTGTAACTAAACGCCCAAAGAATTAAACCAGCTAATAAACCTAAGATACCTTCGATACCATTAGCTACGATCCAATCTTTAATAATTGTAAAGACCTTTTTAATAAAATCTAATACTTTTTTCATAATTATTTTGTTTTTTATTATCAGTTATACATATTATATATATTCAAAACCCACTAACCATCACAAGAAATACATTCATCACTGGTTCTTGTGCCTAAATCACCTTTAATTACTGAATCAGTCCTTAGATAATATAATGTTTTAACACCCAACTTCCAGGCTTCCATATGAACTTGATTTATCCATTTAGGAGAATCAGTAGGGGCAAATGCTAGGTTTAATGATTGAGTTTGGTCAATATACTTTTGACGTATTGCGGCTTGTTGAACTAATGCCAGTTGGTTTATTTCAGCAAATGTCAAAAATACTTCCTTTTCGTCTTCAGATAAAATATCGTGATTAAGGTTTTGAACCGAACCATTATCTCCTAATATTTGATCCCATACTCTATTTGTATTTTTTCCCTTTCCAGTTAATAGAGTTTCTAATATAGGATTTTTAACAATAAATGTTCCTTTAGCACCGTTGAATGTATAGATATTGGCTGGGTTGGGCTCAATACCTGCTGAACAACTGTTTATACGAGAGTTTGATACCGTAGGAGCAACAGCCATTACGTGAGTATTTCTCATACCTGTTCCTTTACACCAAACGGGTTCACCATATTCAGCTGCCATTTGGAGTGAAGCAGCTTCAGCTTTTTGTCTTATATCACTAAAAATAGTATGGGTCCATGCTGTAGCCCCTATTGAAGTAAATGGTATATTTTTCTGTTGTAGGAATGTATGCCACCCCATTACACCTAAACCCAGGGCACGTCCTTTTTTAGCGTGTCTGTGGGTGCGAATCATTGAATCCTTACCATTGGTTTTTTGGATGAATTCTTCCATTACGCCATCCAGAAAGTAAGTAGCGGTTTCAACTACATCTGTATCCTTCCACTCATCATACTTAGCTAAGTTTAGAGAGGACAAACAACAAATAAACGAATGTTCTTCATCTGTATGAAGTGTAATTTCGCTACAAATGTTAGTCATAGAGACATTTAAATTATTCATCTGGTATGCCAATGGGTTTACCTTGTTGACATTGTCACTAAACATAATATATGGTTCTCCCGTTTCTACACGCGATTTAAGTATCTCAAGCCATATAGACATAGCATCCGGGTCCCTATCATTTAAACGGCGCATAAACGCATCATCTACCATTACAGCTTGATGTAGGTTTAGACATTGTCTGTTAGGGTCACCTTTAGGTCTTCTAATTTGTAGAAATTCCTTAATATCAGGGTGGTTAATATTTAAATTTACAGAAGCAGCGCCTCGTCTTACACTACCCTGATTAGTAGCAATGATTGTAGAATCATAAATTTTAGCCCAAGGGACTATTCCTTCGGATTGTCCGTTTCCGGTAATTTTAGTTCCTCTTCCTCTGATTCTGGAAAGGGATATTCCCACACCCCCTCCGTAGGAAGTAAGGCGCATAAGCTCCGCATTAGTGAGTCCAATACCGCGGACCGAATCTGGAGTATCAATACCAAAACAGCTAATAGGCAAACCACGATCAGTCCCAGTATTACTAAGCACAGGAGAAGCAAGTCCAATCCAACCATTCCAAATGTATTTAAAAAATTTATTTTCTAAGTCAGGGCGATTTAAACGCATCGCAACAGCGTGTGCTACTCTTCTGTAGGCTTTTTTAGGTGTTTCACCTAGCATTAAATATCCTTTAGATATAGTAGACAATGCTACTTCATCCATATAAGAAGGATAATCTTTACCACTTTCCCATTGTGTATAATCCATTACTAAACTATTGTTATCCATAATTAAAATATGCTTTCATCCCAACTCATAGTTCCTTTAGAGTAATTAGTTACCCTTGTGGAGAAAAAGTCGGAGTGTTGTTTTCCTGCTGAAAGGTGGTCAAACCATTTCATTCTACTTACGGCTGTCATATCAACACTATCTATAATTGGTTTGTAACCTAAATCTGCTAATTTAGTATTAACTCTATTTTTAATAAAATGAATTAAATCATTTTTATTACATCCTTCTAAATCACCTAATTCATAAACTTTGTTTATAAAGTCAATCTCAAGTTTTAGAGATAACAATGCTGCTTCATTTATAGCTGCTTCAAGCTCTGGTGTTTTGATTTGAGGATTCTCAGCGATAAGTGTTCTAAATAGCCAACATCCGGCTTCTGAGTGGAGGGATTCATCTCTAATAGACCACTCAACAATTTGACCCACTCCCTTAAGCTTGTTTCGCATCTTGAAAGATAAGAGAATGGCAAAGGAAGAGAATAAGTTAACTCCCTCGGTAAATGCTGAGAATACAGCGAGTGATTTAGCAATCTCGTGAAGGTCTTTTTCACCATTAAAACTATCCCTAACAGAAGTAAGAGCTTCAATTTTAGCCATCGTAGCCTCATCTTCCATAAACTCATCGAAATTTTCAAGTCCAAGTGTTTCATTTAATAGTGAATATGCTTCAGCGTGGATTGTTTCAAACGCACCAAATGTTGTAGCCATCATAATAACTTCAGGTTTTCTAAACCATTTTGTTACTAACCCTGACCAATAATCATTTACTACTGTTTCGGTTTGAGCAAATCCTTTAAGAATAGACCCAATAATATTTTTTTCTGTTTCATTTAAATTCGAGTTCCAATCCGTAATATCACTCATCATTGGGACTTCTGTGTGTAGCCAGTGGGCTTGATGTTGTTTTAACCAATAATCAGCTGCTTCTTGATATTCGAATGGTTTATAAACGATGCGTTCCTGCAAAAGGTCTTTTTTTGCCATTGTAGTTTTTTAAATTAAAAATTAAGAATGTAATAAATTGCGCAACTGATTTTTTTCAGACAAATTAAAATTGTCCTTTATTTTAGCACTTTCATTGGAATTAAATTCAGGGGTTCCAGCTAACTCTTCAAACTCTGCATCGCTGATGATTTTATATTCACCAATGGCGATATTAATAGCAGCGTTAAAAGTAAGTCCATCCATCCCGTATCTATTCTTCATTATATGAAGTTTACCAACTCCAGTTTGCTTATCTTTAGCACGACGGCTAATTGAAGCCGCAAAATCGGTAATCATCATTTTGTCATAAGAGCCCGCCGCTTTATGTCCTTCAATCACTTCGTCTAAAGCTCCTTGTCTGTTAACTTGAGAAGCGGACCAAATTGGGATATTAAGCTCGCGGGCTAATGCTTTTGTGCTTATATAAATATCGTCAATTTCTTCCTTACGCTCCTTACTTGTTTTCTTTGAACGAAGTAGGTCAACATAATCAATAACTACCAAATCTATTTTGGTACCTAAATCCTCACATTTCTGGATATGTGATTCAATAGTCGACATAGATGCCTTATTTGGTGGGAATTCTTTAATAATAAGATTGCCAGGTAACTTAGTCATTACTTCTTTAACCTTATCTTGGTGCATCATAATCTCATTAGCTGGGATTTTGGTAAAATGAGCATCAAATCTTCTACCTACATAATCCTCACCTAACTCTAATGTATAATAGACTACATTAAATCCCATTTTTACAGCATTACCTGCTAAAGCAACTAACGACCAAGATTTACCAGCACCTGGACCACCAAATATTAAACCAAAATCTCCATTACCTAAACCACCTTGAAGGATATTATTAAATTCTTTCCAAGGGGTTGGGATAGTAACTCTTTGCTCTTCACGGTAACGTGTTTCAAAGTCTTTAAGATACTCATGCCCAATATGCTTATCCATTCCTGCTTTTAAAGCATTATCGATTAAACCACGGATTGAATCATAATCTTCTGCCTTAAGTAAATCAACACTACCTAATAGTGCTTTTTTAAGTTGTTGGTTCTTACAAAATGCTGAAAATTCAGTTTGAATATACTCCGAATCTGTAGATACTATTTTGTAAGCATCTCTAAGTTGTTCTCTGATGGATAATTTTAAAACATCATTAGTAACTTTTTCATATTCTGATTTTAATACCTCTGGTGTAGGGGTAGTGTGATATTCATTATAATACTTTAAAATGTTATCGATAATCCACTTATGGGCTTGATTATCAAAATACGATGAATCCAATATATCATGGATGTTAATTAAAAATTCTTTACGATCGAGTAAGGAATGAATAACCTTAATTTGAAATGCTGAGCCATATGTATTTAAACTACTTAATGTCATTTACAAAACTATTTAATGTTTGGAACTGGTTATTAACCCAAAATTCAGGGTTTTTAATTAGATGACGTAATCCATCTTCTTGATAGAATCTAAGAAAAGCTTTTTGATTTAGCACGGGTGGATCAATATCTATTTGTTCCTCTAAATAAGCCTTTTCTAAATCATCTACCATTGGATTATGTAAATCCATGATTTTATAATTTTTACGTAGACTTTGTTCCTCTAATACTATACGAGAATAGATAAGATGTTCCTTGTGTTTTTCTGCTGCTATTTCAAAGATATCATCTAATGTTAATTTACGTTCATTTAATTCAGGGAATAATTTACGTAATTTTTTCTCTCCTAAACCTTTTATACCAGGGATTTTATCTGAAGCATCGCCCATTAGGACTTTATATAAAATAAAATTCTCAGGTAAAACATTAAACTTAGTTACTACAGTTTCAGGTGTATAAAAATCCTTTTCAATAGGACGATACACACAAATTTTATTACTTGTTAATTGAATAAAATCTTTATCACTTGATACAATAAACGCACGAGAGTTGTCATGAGTATTGGTGATAGTCGTCGCTAAATACGCGATTATATCATCGGCCTCCACTTTGTCGAGCGCTATGGTTTTTACAGGGAGACACTTCAAATAATCGATTAATCTTACTATTTGATCTAATTTAGCATCGTGTTCATCCCCCACGTCGTCAAATATCTCCCAGTTAGTAATACGAGACTGATGACGGCCTGCCTTGTATTCTGAAAGGATATTTTTACGATTTATTGATGAATTTTCTCCATCAAAGATAATATACATTGCTGTTGGCTGAATAGCATTTATTAGAGTCCCCAATGAACGAACAAATCCTCCTAACCCTCCTACATGAACGCCGTGCTCATTTACAATATTGAGCATTGCGAAGTTTCTAAAAAATAGATTTAGACCGTCAATAAATAAAACTCTTTTATGTTGCGAGGAGGGTGTCTCCGGCTCCTTATCCATGTTATTGAGGAGCTCTAATAAATCCGTATTTGCCATAACTTAATCTGGTTCTTGTTCTATAAATACCTGGGGAGCAGGTTCCTCATAAACTTCTTCAATAATATCAAAATCACCCCCACCCAAGATCTTACTCCATTCTGCGGTATGGTCATCTTTATATTTTTTAAGGTCTTTTTCAGTATCCTCAATAAAACCATGTGGTGTCATAATGATTTTACCTCTAGTGGTAAGACCATTAATGTGGTTTTTATCAATTTGTAAGTTAGTACGTTTAGCAAATTCAACTTGCTTTTTATCTTTAATCGCTTTGATTTTAGATGTTCCAGCATTAGCAATATTACCAAATGTTACTACAAACGTAGCATCAAACCACATAGCAAACCCACCTTTATTCATCAACTTTGGTTTACCCATAGGTCCTTCGGGTTTTGCTGTCCACACTTTATTAATACAAACTAATGTATTGGTATACAATGATGACTCTTTACGTGATAATGTAATCCTTTGGTTAACACTATTACCAAATTGAGTTGACA